ATAGCTATGTGTGTAACATTACCCATTGGGTCCCTCTTCACTACATAGCGATCCAACTTGAACACTCTCATACCACCCTCATCAGGGAGATATAACAAAGAGTTACCAGTAACCAATAGATTCTTTAATGCTTGGAAGATACCGTTTCTGAAGTTCTGTACTTCTACTTCTTGTGATACACTACGCTCTACATCTGCTAATGCTTTTTCTAAGTCAGTACGTAGTTGTTCTGCTCCTTCTACACCGAGGTCTTCCTTTGCTTTGTCTAACTCATAGCGATCTATAACAAGACGAAAGAATGGAGCGTTAGGTGGAAGCAATGCAAGCAATAGCTTACTACTTAGATTTAATACTCCTCTAGCTCCTATACCTTGGTACGGTGTGTAATACTTAGTAGCGTAGTTGTGTCCGTCCGGTGGTAAGACATAAGGAAGTGTAAGCTCAGAAGATGTACGTCCTCTGTCTAAGAATGACCACCGCTGGTTCTCCAACGAATGATATAGCCCTTGGGCTGTTTCGTGCATATTTAGATAGGTTCGTCGCTCGTCCACTCAGGATCAAACTCTACCATATCACTAACATTGAACTCGTTAAGCGTGACAAAGTTTCCGGTGGTGGTGATTGGGAATATATACTTTCCGAAATCGTTGTGACTTAGGTTGCTAACTTGTTGAATCTCTGCGTACCTCTCATTACCGTGACTATCAGGTAGTCCGAACAATGCGTTCATCGCATCATTGCTAGCGTTCCACTCTTCTTGTGTACTGTATAAAATATATTTACTCATAGTATTAAATTAGATTGGGACATCATTTGAGTAGGTTGGTTTTTCTGCAGCCGTGCTTTGAGTCGCTGAATACAAACCTACTAATGAAGTAACTACACCCACAGAATCAGCATTACTAGGTGTACCACTTGAACTATTTGTATCACTAGGTCCATCCCCGCATCGGAAGTAGGCATCAGGCGAAAGATTTAATCCGGATGCACCAAGATCATTTGGCACTCCTGAATTATAAATTGCAGAAATGTCTGAACCGCTTAATTCTGTTTTGAAGAAAGCTATTTCGTCTTGTAATCCGCTGTAATAATAGGATGGGTATGCCCCATTTTTTCCAAAATAATAAACATTTCCTGTATTTCCTGTGTACGAAACTGTACTAGTCCATGTGGCAAACGGAGTGCCTTGAGTGTTAGTTGGATTCCCTGTGTTAATAGCAGCATTTCCTCCGTCTTTGTAAATTTTTACGGAAGTCCCATTAATAGTTACTGCTAAGTGATGCCATAGATTGTCTCTAATGTCTAAGGTAGCGTTAGTACCCCCAACACCGTTAAACAAACTACTAGTACTGCCATTGTAGACTAAAACATAAAAGGATTTTGTGTTTGATGGCGACAAAACTTGAAAACCACCAGCACCACCGGCTGAGTCCGCATTTGAAAAGTATGTCATATTTTGTGTAGTATTTGAGCTTTTTACCCACATACTAACACTAAAAGCAGACGAAGCTCCCGGACTATAATTAGTCGCTAAACTATCGTTCACCCCATCAAAACTAAGCGATAGAGTATTAGTAAAAGCAGAGGTGCTATCGTAGTCATAAATAACCCAATTCGCACCGTCATATATGATGTAGTTATTCGTGTCTGTTTCAAAGTAAGCATCACCCGCAGACGGCGAGCCGGGGCGTGTTGAGGATGTGGTTGTTGGTATTGTTGTTGGCATGGCTATTAAAAGGGTTCCTTGGGCTGTTTCGTGTATACCTTTAAGGTTGTGCGTCGGGATCAGACCACTCAGCACCACTCAATAACTCTGTCATTTCCTCGTGGTTATATTGTGGTTTACCTATTAAATAAAATGGGGGCTGCCCTATGAACTTAACAAAAGTCTTAGCACCATCTAGGGAGTACCTCATAGTATCAGGTGATCTTTCTAGCACTTGGTCGAAGTCTATATTAGACACCTCCGAAGAATTAATTACTACATATGTTCTCATGATCAGGATGGTACAGTTGTTGAGTATAAAGCTCCGCCTTGTAGTGTAGCATTTAAAGATGAACCGCCGCTGTTAGAACCTGAAGCTGCGTTGGATACCGTGCTGGAATTAGATGAACCTTCAGTACCTGTGTCTCCCATTCTCCACCAACCTACAGGATTAAGAATATCGGGACTAGTAGGGTTTCCGTTGTTGTATAGATAACTTACATTTGCAGAAGTTAATTCAAAATTATACAGAGTAAATTCGTCCATCAAGCCATCGAGGTATGTAATTGATGCGTTATGCCCTAAGCCTATATAATTATTATTAGGACAAGCTCCAATCGCCACTCCGGTAGTTGCTGTGTATTCCGTACCGTCTATATAAAGTGTAAAACTAGAAGCAGTAGTGGCCGAAACTCCATCGTAACTCAAAGCTAGATGATGCCACCCTGAAGCTATAGTAGATGCTAAAGAGGAATTGTTAGTAGAGAACCCGCTAAAACCGCTGCTTGACCCAAACCAAACACCTGAATAATTACTAGTCTGTGATAGCGATACAACGAATCCACTAGTGCCTCCTGTTTTAAGTAAGCAAATACCGGGATAACCGTCCTGCCAATCATCTAATTTAAACCAAGTAGATATTGAGAAGGCACTAGATGTACTAATAACAGAGGTCGTACCGAAGTCTAAATAATCACCAGCACCATCTAAATCAATACTGTAAGCATTACTTATAGCTGTGTATGATACACCATCACTATTATAAATTTGCCAAGCGAAGCCGTCCGATACTTCCATAGCATTCGTGTCTGTTCTAAATATACAAAGACCTGTATTACCGCTGGCTGCAGGTCGTGTGCCTGAAGTGTAACTTTGAAGTGTACTCATAATTAATTCTGATTAAAGATTACCCAACCATTACCATCCCACACATACAACTTATCGGTGTCTTTAGCGTGGACGATGGTGTAGTCGTCTGCTCCTGTGTCGGTGATAAAGTCAGACTCGTTATCGAATACTTCGATGGTTGGGAATACTAAGGAGTCGTTGAAGTTAGTATCGTTCTTATAGATGTACCAAGCACTACCATCGTAGATGTAAAAGTCGTGCGTACCTGTAGCGAATGCGATGTTAACTTCCCCGCTTGGATTGGTAGGTGTGCTTGCTAAGATGTTAGCTTCGGTGTCTCGTGTGGTTACATTGAATAGATCAACAGTATTTAAGAATGTACCGCTGATGCTTGCTTGTATAAAGTTCTCACCATCAAGCGTAACTCCACTCACCCCACTTGATACGGTAGCTGGGTTGGTAAGATTAAATGTAATAACAGTATCGGAACCCGTGCTTAATGTCTGACCTGTATCTACTGTAAGTACAAGCGTACCTGTTGACTGTGTCCAAGAACCAGCACTACCAAATACAGATGCTCCTGCCCCGCTTAAAGTTAAGGAGCCGTCTGCTGTTTGTGATCCTGTTAATCCAGCAAGTGTGATTGAATCCCCAGCGTCTATGTCTCTACTTGGTTGAACAGTAAAGGTAAGGATGTTTGTGTTATCCAAATTCGTTTGCCCGTTCTCAAGTGTAGCTGTATCAAAGGTTCCCGGTGGTACAGTAGGACTGGCGATAACACCTAATCCAAATGTAGGAAGTACGAACATATCTTAAGAAGCGGTGTCTCCGGCTAAGATGTAAGTGTCGGTATCGTAAGCAACAATGCTAGCTACTCCGTACTGACCGTTGATCTTTGTGTGAGACTGTCTGTTGTTAACTGTTGCTGTACCTGCGAATGATACTTGACCCGATCCTTTTTGTACGAAGCTACAATTAAACCCTGCTGGCAATCCGGTGTCGATGTCTACGGTGATAGCTGATGCGTTGTTAAGCACTACTACCTTACCGTTATCTGATGCTGCTACTGTATAAGTAGTTCCTGTTTGATCGTTCTTTGAAGCACTGAATCCAAGGATCGCGTTGTCATCAAAGTCAAAGTCTCCAAGTTCTCCCGCAGTTAATCCTGTTATGAAACCGCTTATGTCTGCCGTCTGAACGGGAGCTTGGGTCATTAAGTTGGTTACGGTTACTTTCTTTGTTGTAGGTGTACCTGATACGTCGTCTACCAGTGCGAGTAAATCGGCTCCCTGTGGACTGGTCTCTTCGGTAAGCTCTGTTATCTTTTTATTAGCCATGAGTATTAAGCGGGTTCAAATAATAATATTTCGTTTAGTTCTGTTGTCAATGGTTCACTTGCTTCCGTAAAGATCGCTCCGTCTATGACTTCCTCGGCGTCAAATCCGTAGAGCTTCTCGAAAGCTGGTCGTATGAAGTTACCCGGTAACGGTGTGATGTTGCTGGGCTTTTCAAGCGTTGTGAATATTAACGACATTATAGAGAGTCAACAGTACCAGTAGCGTAGACGCTGTGAGTACCTGCGGTGTAAGCGGAGACATTAGCTCTTAGCTTTTCGTAGTGTCCGAGGTCATCACGAATCATAACCGATCCTTCTGAGGATACCGATTGACTGTGGACGACATGCCAAGCTCCACCAATCCAAGCTT